TTGATAGGGCTGGACTTAAACCAACAGATAAGGTTGAGCAGAAGATTTCCCATGTTGAAATGGCTTCTACTGATGAACTTAAAAGAGAACTTGAGGCGCTTATAGGCACTTCTGATCCAGAAGAAGTTCCTGAGTTATTGAACTAATGGCTCATAATAACCCTTATTATAGGAATCCCGGTGAGGATTGGTCTAAATATTGGGTTCCCGGTACAACGTGGACTAGAAACCCCTCATTCTCTGAACAGCCAAGAGGAAGAAAACAACCTCGTCGTCTATTCAGGCACAGCCCATTTATGCAACGACACCCTTATCAAACTAGACTTGATATGCACCTGATAGATGAAAGGAAAGGCAAAGGTGATCCTATATTTAAAAGCCCGCGTGTTGAGTGGACAGAAGAAGATCAGCGCGCACAGGATGAGAGGAATAGAAAAATTAGGCAATTTTTTACTGGTATTCCGCGCAGAATAGGGGGGTTATTAGAAAGTGCCTTTTCCCGGTGATCCAAGATTAAGAAGGGCAAGACCACGCCATGGGTTTACTCCATCGGCTGGATATGTAGAAAATCTACAACCACAAAAAACCCAGAAAGTTAATTGGGAAAAGATGAGAAATAAATATATCCCTTGGACTTTAATGAATATATTAGGTCATCAGTTAGGGGGGTATAAATATGGCATGGGTGCTTTAATGACATTCCCCGGTCTTTTGCAGGGTAAATAAATGCAGACACACTCAAGAGCCGATCTTGAGAAAGCAGTTACAGTAGCCAAGGAATTAAGGCAAAGAGAACGCTTTAACAAAATGGACTATTATGACCCCTATCCTTATCAGGAAGCGTTTCACGCTACAGGGGCAAACGCCAACCAACGCCTACTCATGGCGGCTAACAGAATTGGAAAAAGTTACTGTGGTTCGGCGGAATTAGCCTATCATTTGACAGGCTTATATCCAAAGTGGTGGAAGGGACGGAGATTTCGTCAACCCATAATTGCGTGGGCGGGGGGTGTTTCTAATGAGACCACTAGAGATATTGTTCAATATGAACTTCTAGGCTCCCCCGATGACCCAGAGGCGTTCGGCTCTGGAACCATCCCTAGAAGTTGTATTATTAAAACCGAGAGGAAGCCCGGTGTTCCCAATGCTAAGAGTGTTGCCCTCATAAAGCACATTACCGGCGGCAACTCTTCTTTGTTCTTTAAAGCTTATGAGATGGGGGTTGAGAAATGGCAAGGTCGTTCAGTTGATTGTATATGGTTGGATGAAGAACCATCAAGAGATATCTACTCTCAAGCAGTAACCAGAACATTAGATAGACGGGGAATGGTTTATATGACCTTCACCCCGGAACAGGGGATGACACAGACGGTTGCGTCTTTTGTAAACAACTTACAACCCGGGCAAAGTTTAAACAATGCTACATGGGATGATGCCTCAGAGAAGGTAAAGAGTGTAGTCAATAATCAGAGAGGGCATTTAAATGAGGCCGTAATGGAACAGATTCTTGCCTCTTATTCTCCCCATGAAAGGGAAATGAGAAGGTATGGAAGACCATCAATTGGTTCAGGATTGGTCTTTCCGGTCATGGAAGAGAAATTGAGTGTAGACCCATTTCCAATTCCAGAACATTGGCCAAGAATATGCGGAATAGATTTTGGATTTGACCACCCGACTGCCCTTGTATGGGTAGCTTGGGATCGGGATGAAGACGAGATTTATATATATGATTGTTACCGTCAATCCAAAGCAGCACCATCAGTCCATGCCGCCGCGATCAGGAGTAGGCCGGGGTTTATTCCGATAGCGTGGCCGCATGACGGGCATCGCAAAGATGCAATGGGGAACCCCGGATTGGCGGAACAATACCGCAATATGGGCTGCAATATGCTTCCATGGCATTTTGAAAATCCACCGGCAATAGGAGAAAAGAAAGGTGGGAATTCTATAGAGGTTGGAATCATGGATATATTTCAGAGAATGGAAAATGAAAAGTTTCATGTTTTTTCAACTTTAAATGAATGGTGGGAAGAATTCAGAATGTATCATAGAAAGGAAGGCAAAATAGTACCCCTATTTGATGACTTAATGTCTGCAACAAGATATGCAGTCATGTCTTCCAGATTTTCTGTTTCAGGTAAAGACAAAACTTGGACAGGCGATCTTGAGTACAAGAACTATGGGATAGTCTGATGGCCTTTTCAGTAAGAGATGTTCTTCCAGAAGACGAAGAAAGAACAAATAAGTTAGAGCAGATATTCAAGTATTTAACGCAATATGGACAAAGATGGCGTTCAAATGCTATTGACACTCTAAGTGAATATTCTAGAGAGCCGGGAAAATTTCAGGGTGTTCCTATTGGCCCAATGGCCTCTGGTGCATTAACTGCATATAATATTGCATCTGAACCATTTTTAAGTGATGTTCAAGAAAGGCTTGCTAAATCTCTTTATGAGAACAGTCTTGCAATGCACAAGACCTTTAGCAATTTTGACCAGCCAACTATGTTGAGTGAGCCAACCATGGAAGATGCTCGCCAACAGGCTGCCATCCTTATGATGGCTGGTGTAAGAAGGCCAAGATTATATGGAAAGGGTAAGGGAAAAAGAGGAAGACCAACCAAGGCTGACGCATCAAGACAACTTGAAGATTTAGAGGAGTCAAGAAGGCTCCAGAGAATAGAAACAAGACAGGCCGAGGTAATGATTCCCCCAAGTGGACAGTTGGTTACCACTGAAGATCAACCAAGAAATCCCGTAGACTTTATGATTGAGGATTTTGAGGCCAAAGTAGTTGCTTTAGAAGATTATTTTGATTCCATAAAGCAAAAATCTTTTGAGCCTGACAAAGCTTGGAATGAGCAAAAAGGGCAGAGCGAGACAATTCCCAAAGGGGTTATTGATCCCCATGCTCAAGCTCCAAGACCTGTGTATGATTATAGGATGCAGTCAGAACAGGCTCTTGCTGACTGGAGTTCTAGAAGGTCTGGGCTTCCGGCAGAAGATATAGGACCGTTTAAGTGGAGGCAGATGTATGCCAACCCGGACTTTCAGTTTGACCATGAAGCGAGTGCATTAGCAGAAAGAAGTAATGACGCTCTTTGGAGTAGATTTGATAGAGTTGGGGAAGTAACAAAAGGCGGAAAGGATATATTAGCAGAACTTAAAAATACAAAAAGAGTTCTTGCTGAAACTGGTAATCTAACTTGGATGGGTAAGGCTATAGATGGCCCAACCCTAGAATCTATTGTTGAGGGAATTCATGGGGAAATAGAATCCACCATGGATCAGGTTTTTGAACAAGATGCTAAAGATAAGAAGCAACTTCAGTCTGAATCTTTAGCACGGTCTCGCGGAAAAGAGTTAGGGGAAGAATACTCTCCAGAAGTATTAAAATCTAATTACGCAAAAGCTTTAGAAGTTCTAGAGGGAACCAAGCCACTAACCGAGGAATATTTAGCAACAGCCTCGGAACGGGGTATAAGGCAAACTAAGAGGCGTAAAGCAGAGGTAGCATTAGAAGAGGCGCAAGAACTTCTCCAATCTTTTGAATCTGGTGGCGAAAAAGGATTAAGAGAATTTTTAGGTTACCCTTATGTTGATAGACCCGGTGTAGAGCAAATATCCGCTAAAGAAGGAAGTTATTTAAAGTTAGACGAAATAACCCAAAAGGGTTTATATTCTATAGGGTTTGAGCCGGAGCATTTTGATGCGGAAGGGGATTTAACTCCTTCTGGCCAAAAACGACTTACAGAATGGCAAAGAGAGTCTTCAGCGCCAGAGGGTCAGGAACTTGCTGTAGTCCGTAAACCAACAGGAATAGAAACAGGGCATCTTGGTAGGGAAGAATACTACGACCGAGGAACCATGGAAAATTGGCGCATGATGCAGTCAATGACGCCGCCTGAAGTAAGATCATATTTGCTTGAACAAGCTAAGTTTAGAACTGATAAGTTGAATCGTCAATTGGGTGATCCCTTTAGAAATTATATGAAGGGGATGAAGGAGTGGGGATTCACTGCCCCAGAATATCAAGACCCCCTTTCAAATCGGAGAAAGACTTTGTATTCTGATAAGATGAACGCTTATCAGGAGTTGCGTGAAGCATACAATCATGTAACAGACCTTCTGTATGAAAAGCAACAGTCTATTGATATGTCAACTCCAGAGGGCAGGTATGAGTCTGCTAAATTTGCTACACAGGCATTAGAAAGTATTAATAGTACGGCTGAGTATATTTCTTTATTAGAACGCGAACCAACACCTCATAAGAAGGGAAGCGCAAGTGGCTTATGGGTAGATGAGAGCGGAAGAGGTAAGAAGTTAATGTTGCAAGAAGGGGAAGGCGGCCATAGTGTAATAGAGCCTTTGGAAAAAGCGTTTGCACCCCCAAGAGAGAGGAATGTGTACTTATCTGACCAACATATGTACGCAGATACTATTTCCCTCCCAGACCATGATGCAAATAAACTATTTGAATATGCTAGAGAAGAGGTGGGCGCACCATCTGGTTTTGCTGGCGGTCAAGGTAGAAAGTTCCAAGACTGGAGGAAAGCTATGATCAAAGAGGCGGAATCAGTTCTTCTAAAGCATAGCAACTATGAAGAGATTGCAGCACAATATCTAGCATTTTTAGAAGACCAAGAAAGTCCACCTCTTAGTATATATGATATACAATCAGATATGAAAAAGTTGGAAGACCTTGTTCGCGCAAAATTTAACATGACTGCTCAGTTTGAATTTATCCAAGCAGACAAATGGGGGAGAGATGATTTTGTTATGCCGGACTTTCCTAAATGGTATGACAGGCTTAGAAAAAGATATTACTAATGGCAAAAGAAAAAATTACTGAAGAAGATCTAGTGACTAGAATCAAGGGTGAGATTAATAACTCTCTTGGTTACATGGGCGATACTATCTCTAAGCAGAGAGAACAGGCCATGGAATATTACTATGGACTGCCCTTTGGAAATGAAGTAGAGGGTAGAAGCCAGTTTGTAGATTCAACTGTTCAGGACACTATAGAGTGGATTAAACCATCCCTGATGAGGGTATTCGCATCTGGCGATGAAATGGTTAAATTCACCCCCCATGGCCCAGAAGATGTAAAGATGGCTGAACAAGCTACAGATTATGTGAACTATGTGTTTACCAAAGATAATCCGGGTTGGGAAATATTATACTCTTGGTTCACTGATGCGCTGCTTTCCAAGAATGGAATAGTCAAGGTGTGGTGGGATGACTATGAAGAAGAAGGGAGAGAGGAATATCACGGCTTAGATGAAAACGGTCTTCAGTATCTTTTAATGGATGAAGGCGTTGAAGTTCTAGAGCATACTGAAACTCTTGGCGAAAATAATATTGTTTACCATGATATTGTTATAAAAAGAACCTCTTATGATGGCCGAATTAAAATTGAAAATGTGCCTCCATCAGAGTTTTTAATTAGCCGGGAATCAAAAGAAATTCAGGACGCAAGATTTGTTTGCCACAGGGTAAGGAAAACTTTATCTGAACTTAAAGAGATGTATCCAGATAAGGATTTAAATTATGAATCATTAGGCGCTGGAGAGAATGATGAATTATCCTTTTCCTCTGAGCGTCTTGAAAGATATGCCTTTGATAAGTCTGCAACTTATTGGGAAGGGTGGGGTGATCCTGTTTCTAATGAAGAAGGTTTAAGAACTTATTGGTTGCATGAATCATTCTTGAGAACTGATTTTGATGGTGACGGAATTACAGAACTTAGAAAGGTTTGCACTGTGGGATCAACAATCTTACAGAATGATGAGATTGATTCCATACCTTTTGTTTCTATTACCCCGGTAAAAATTCCGCACAAGTTTTTTGGTCTGTCGGTTGCTGACTTAGTGATGGACTTACAATTGATGAAGTCTACACTAATGCGTAATCTTATGGATAATATGTATAATCAGAATTTCGGCAGGTATGCCGTGATAGAGGGTCAGGCCAACTTAGACGACCTTCTCACGCAAAGACCGGGCGGTATAGTTAGGGTAAAAGCACCCGGAGCAGTCACAAGGCTAGACACCCCTTCCTTAGAGCCGTACTCTTTTGAGATGTTAAAATACATAGACTCTATTAGGGAGTCAAGAGCGGGTGTTTCAAAATATTCTCAGGGAATGGATGACAACGCTTTAACCTCACACACTACGGCCACTGCTGTTAATGCCGTAATGACTGCCGCTCAAAGTAGAGTTGAGTTGATTGCAAGAAATTTTGCAGAAACAGGTGTAAAGGATTTAATGGTAACCATCTATGAACTTCTCCTAAAGAATCAGGACAAGGAAAGGATGATTATGTTAAGGAATGAGTGGATTCCAGTAAGACCTAACGCTTGGAAAGACAAGTATGATTGCACAGTTTCTGTGGCGCTTGGTCAGGGAAATAAAGATCAACAAATGGCTCATCTGTCTCAAATGCTACAGTTTGCAGGACAGTCTATGAGTGGTGGATTAAAAATTGTTACTGAACAAAATATGTATAACCTTGGGGCGGCTCTTATAAGGGCCATGGGATTTCAGAATGTTGGAGACTTCTTAACTGATCCATCCCAGCAACAACCATCAGGGCCGTCACAAGAAGAGCAAATGGCGCAAGCCGAACTTCAAATCAAGAAGGGAGAACTTGACGTCAAGGTTGCTGAAACTCAAATTAAACAGCAGAAAGTTCAACTAGATGCCGCTAAACTACAAGCAGACACAGCGATGAAGGCAGCAGAAATTCAATTAGAAGCAGAACAAGAGCGGCCTGTGGGAATAGGTTAATGCCGAAGAAGCTTGAGAGATGTGTTAAGAAAGTTAGAAAAAGCGGGAAGAGTAAAAGTTCTGCTTGGGCTATCTGTATAAAAAGTACAGGGCAAAAACCACATAGAAGGGGGAAAAGGAAAAGTTAATGGTAGATGCAATAAATCTTGACTCAGAGTTAAGAGGAGAACAAGCCTTAAGGCTTCTCGCTGACCCATTGTTTCAAGAAGCTTTTGAAGTATTAAAGAAAGATTTAATGAACCGCTGGGAAAGCAGCGGTGTACAAGAGTTGGAGGCCAGAGAATCAATCTGGCTTGCGATGAGATTGCTAGATAAACTTTATAATCATATATCGTCTATAGCTGAAACAGGACATATGAATAAAGTTTTATTACAGCAACACCCATTCATCTAAAAGAGGAATTTAATTATGGCGGATACGCAAGAAGCCCCGCACCCGGCAACATTACCACAACAGCCGAATCAAGGAAGTGTAGAAGAAGCACACGACGCATTACTCAGCCTAATGAACCCCGAAGGGGAACTTCTAAAGGAAGAGGAAGCACCACCTACAGAAGAGGAAGAGTCCACAGAGGAAACTCAAGACGAATCATTGGAAGAGGAATCCGAGGAAGAATTGCAGGCGTCTGAAGAAGACGCTGAAGAGGAAGCCGAGGAGTCTGACGACGAAGGCGAAGAAGAACCTGATGTATACGCTGTTACTATTAATGGCGAAGAGCATGAGGTATCCTTCGACGAACTTCTGAAAGGCTATTCGCGCCAGTCAGATTATACCAAGAAAACACAAGAACTGTCAGAACACCGGAAGGCATTTGATAACGCCAAGCAACAGATGGCTCAAGAATACCATCAGATTCAGGCAGAAAGGCAGCAATATATAGACTCTTTACAACAGATTGTAGATAGTTCTGTTCCGGGTCTGGAACAGTATGCCAGCATAAACTGGGAACAACTGAAAGCCGAAGACCCAATAGCATTTATCACAAAGAAGGAAGAGTTTAGAGATTCTCAAGATAAAATGGCCCAATATCAGGCACAGCAGGAAGACGCATATCAAAAGCAGTATCAAGAATATCAGAAGCAAGCCCATCATGCGCTCCAAGAGGAACACGCTAAAATGGCTAATGCTTTACCAGAATGGAAAGAACCAGAAAAGCAGAAGCAGATTGCTAAAGATATAAAAGACTATGCTCTTTCAGTAGGCTACACACCCGAAGAAATTGGTTCCCTTGTGGATCATAGGTCTTTACTTGTTCTTATGAAAGCCCAAAAATATGATAGTTTACAGAAGGCAGATGTTAAGTCTAAAAAGCTTAAAAATAAACCCAAAGTAATAAGATCAGGAAAGGGCAAGAGTAAGGGCGAAGAGACTAAAATTAAAAATGCTGCAAAAATGAAACGTCTTCAGCAAACTGGCAGAGTCGATGACGCTGCCCTTTTGATGGAGGATTTTGTAAACATTTAACATGAGGATATAAATCATGGCAGTACCAACAAATACACGCACGACTTATGGTGCTGTAGGTATCCGTGAAGACCTCTCCAATGTTATCTACAATATCTCACCGACTGACACTCCGTTTGTAAACGGTGCTGGCCGATCTTCCGCTTCAGGTACATACTTTGAGTGGGAGACTGATGTTCTTGCTGCCGCAGCAGACAACTTTCAGGCTGAAGGTGATGATCTAGCGTCTACGGCTGTTGTTGAGCCAAGTCGGGTAGGTAACTATATGCAGATTTCTGCTAAAGCGATCCAAAGTTCTGGAACCGCAATGGCAGTCGATTTTGCAGGCAGAAAGTCTACGCAAGCCTATAGAATGGCTAAAGCCGCCAAAGAGTTAAAGCGTGACATGGAAAAGATGTTGACGCAGAACACCGCAGCCGTTGTAGGTAATAACACGACCGCTGGTACCGGTGGTCAGCCGACTGGTGATACCAGAAAGACTGGCTCCCTTGGTGCTTGGGTTGGTGGAAACTCCCTACATGGTGGCGGGTCACCGGCAGGTGCAGCCTGTGGTGGTGACGGTAATGATGCAACCACTGATGCTGGAACTAAGCGAGTTATCAGTCTAACCCTGATCAGATCAATGATTCAGAAATTGTTTGTTGCCGGTAGCGATGCCGACACGATCATGGTTGGGCCTTTTAACAAAGAGGCTATTTCACAGTTAGCATCAAGTTCTCAGATTTCTCCGCTGCGTACAGCGGCAAATGAAAAGAGTCAAGCGCACGTTGTTGAAGCGTGGGATGTATATGTCAGCGACTTTGGTAATTTCAAAGTCATGCCAAATAGATTCCAACGTGAGCGTGATGGTTGGTTCCTAGATTTTGATTTCTGGGCAGTATCATACTTACGACCCTTCCAGACACTGGACATCGCCCGAACTGGAGACAGCAAGAAACAAGAGTTGATTGTTGAATACGGTTTGGAGTCGAAGAACCAGAATGCGAGTGGTTGTATTTACGATCTTACTACTTCGTAATTAGTATAGGATAGGGGGGTGAAAGCCCCCCTACACCTTATTGAAGAATAAGTATGGTTTCTGTTTGTTTGAAAACGCAATTTCAAAAAAGGATATTGCAAAAATAAAGAAATCGTCATCTAAATTTTCAGAAGCTAAAACACTGAAAGAAGATGGCTTAACCAAGGAAGATATAGATTTAAGTTTTAGAGATTCTTCTGTATCTTTCTCAAATGATGCTTGGATTTATACTTTATTATTTCCTTTCATTGAAGAAGCAAATGAAAATAGCGGTTGGAAATATGAGATAGATTCATGTGAGCCAGTTCAGATTGCTAAGTATGGTAAAGATCAGCACTATTCTTGGCATCAGGATGGAGCATCAGATCATAATGCTGTTGATGAAAAAGTAAGAAAGTTATCTTTGATTGCAACCATTTCTAATGGTTACGAAGGTGGAGAACTTGAATTTAAGCAAATTGAAAATGATGGGGTTAATGTGATGAAACCGAGCATGAGTTTAGGCTCTGTAATAATTTTTCCATCTTATCAGTGGCACCGCAGTACACCAGTGACAAAGGGAACTAAGCAGTCATTGGCAATGTGGTGTTTAGGCCCACCGTTTAGGTAAAATGCATGAAGAAAATTGAACTAAATACTTACCAAAAAATTAAACCAACCACCAAAAAGGAAAAGCCCCAAAAGAATAGTAGGGGTAATACTTGGGCTACAGAACTTGAAACTAAGTTAAGTGATAGGGTTGGTGGAAAGAGGACATATCCAAGTGGCTAGAAAGAGAGGAACTTTACTAGATGTTATGCCGGGAAGACATCAGGTGTTCCATGAGGAACCTGACGAAACTTTTACCATAGAAACTAGGCAAGATGCTCAACCTATTATTGATGCGAATAAAATAAAGTTTAATAACTATGGTGACAAACTTTCTACCGGCAAGAGGGGTGACTGGCATCAGGTTGCTTCTATACCCTCCACTGTTATGGATCAGTGGATCAAAGAAACTAATGGGGCCATTTTAGATGATCCCAAATTATTAGCGGCAAAACTCAATGATCCTGATTGGGCGTTATTGAAAACATCTCCAACAAATATATAGAGGAAAAAACGATGGCTGGATTACTACCACTAACAACTCATACCTTGTCAGCAACTACGACAAGCGGTGCTACAAGAACGTCTGCGTTTGCTGATGGTTGCAGTTCTATAATGGTAACAGCAACTGCAGACTGTTTCGTAGCATTTGAATCTGCTACACCGACAGCGACTACCTCTTCCACTTTTATTACGGCAGATTGGCCTTATACATTTTATGTTCCACCGTCAGGAATCACTGCTTCCGCTGGACATAAATTAGCCGCAATAACAGGAACTGGCACGTCAACAGTTTACGTTACAGAACTAGGTAATAACTGATAATCCATGGCGATAAATACTTACAGTAGTCTTCAGACCGCTGTCGCTAATTGGCTAGACAGAAGTGATCTAACAGATAGGATACCAGAGTTTATTACTCTGGCAGAGGCCCGTATGAACCGGATTCTTAGAATAAGGATTATGGAGTCTGTAAAGGTTATGTCTTTAGTAGGTGGAACTAAAAGATACCCCCTTCCTTCTGATTACCTTCAACTTAGAACCATAAAGTTTACTAAGTCTGCTTTGGCTACTGACAGCCTTAACTCTGATATGACAGACTCTCAGAATACGGCAGTTCTAGGTGATGCTACCCCTTCAGGTGGAATATTATCTGGAGGTTTTAGTAGCAGCGGAACTGTTATGATAGGCTTAGAGCAGATGGACTACACTGGAATATCCACAAATACCCTCACAGGTGTTACAAGGGGTGTTAATGGAACTACTGCCGCTACACATAATTCCGGTGATACAGTCTCCCAAATATATAAATCATTTACCTCTGGAACAATATCCGATAAGACAAGACCTATTGATCCTCTACAATATGTCTCGCCAGAACTTCTAGCCAGAGTATATGCTGGTAATTCAACCGGAAGGCCAAAGGTATATACAATGAGAGCCGGTTATCTTTTATTCGGCCCAGTTCCAGATTCAATATACCAGTTGGAGATTGACTATTACGCAAAGGTTGCGGCGCTAACTGATTCCGCAACTACTAACGATATGCTTACAAATAATCCTGATATATATTTATACGGGGCATTACTAGAGGCAGAGCCATTCTTAATGAATGATCAGCGCGTTCAGTTATGGGCTACTGCTTTTCAAGAGTCTGTAAGAGCCTTACAACTACAAGATGATAAAGATTCTCATTCAGGAACTGAATTGAGAGTTATGAACACAGGCGGGTATCACTAATGGCACTAGAATCAGCAACATACATTGATGAATTAGTAAGTACAAATCCTCTTGCTTCGGACAATGTTAGTCAGGGAGATAATCATCTTCGTCTAATCAAGTCTGTATTACAGAGTTCATTTCCGTCAGTTGATATGGCGGTTAATGCAATTCATGCTTCAGACTCAGCACCAGCCGTAGCCATTACAGCGGGGTTGATTTGGTTTGATACCAGTGCTAATCTATTAAAAATAAGAAATGAAGCCAACGACGCTTGGGTTACGCTAGCGGTTTCACCAGTTACAAGTTATGAAGTTGACCTGAATGGCGCTAAACTTATTTTAGACGCCGATGCGGATACTTATATCACTGCGGATACAGATGACCAGATAGACATTACTATAGCCGGTGCTGATGACTTTCAGTTCACAGCAAATGTATTCGGTGTTCTGGCCGGATCAACTATCGTATATGAAGGCGCAACTGCTGACGCCTATGAAACTACGCTGACCGTTGTAGACCCAACGGCAGACAGAACTGTATCACTACCCAATGCCACAGATACCCTTGTCGGCAAAGCCACTACAGATACCCTAACAAATAAAACTCTCACTAGCCCCACAATAAACGCTGGCGCTTTAACGGGTGCTTTTACAGGAACAGCAGATTTAACTGGGTTGGTTCTTCAGGGAGCCAGCCCTATTGTATTGGAAGGCGCTACTTCAGATGCCTATGAAACTACAATAGCCGTCACTGATCCAACTGCTGATCGGACTTGGACTATTCCTAATTCAACCGATACTTTTGTTGGTAAGGCAACCACTGATACCCTCACTAATAAAACCCTGACAAGCCCAACTATAAATGCTGGTGCATTGACAGGGGCATTTACCGGAACCGCTGATCTTACAGCCTTGGTTCTCCAAGGAGCAAGCCCCTTAGTATTTGAGGGTGCAACGGCAGACGCTTACGAAACCACACTAGCGGTTACCGACCCCACCGCAGACAGAACACTAACGCTACCCAACGCTACAGATACGTTGGTAGGTAAGGCTACGACTGATACTCTTACAAACAAAACATTAACAAGCCCTGTTCTTAATGGAACGCTATCAGGAACTGCTTTCTTAGATGAGGATGATATGTCATCTGATAGCGCGATTGCAGCGGCTTCTCAGCAATCTATTAAGGCTTATGTTACTGCTCAAATCACAGCAGAAGACTTAGATATTACCACGGACAGTGGTACTATAGATATTGATCTTAATTCCGAAACTCTGACCATTGCTGGCGGAGAAGGAATAGATACTTCCGCATCTGGTACTACGGTAACAATAGCGGGTGAGGAAGCCAGCACCTCTAATAAGGGTGTTGCATCATTCTCCTCTGATAACTTCTCTGTTTCCTCTGGCGCAGTAACCATTAAAGATGCCGGTGTTGCTAATGCTGAATTGGCTAACATGGCTGCAAACACTATTAAGGTCAGAGATGCAAACTCCTCTGGTGTACCCTCAGATGTAGCATTAGCGACCACTCAAATACTTATAGGAGATGGCACAGGATTCACTGCTGCCGCCCTATCCAGTGATGCAACCATGACCAATGCTGGTGTGGTTACCATTTCTGATAATGCTGTGTCTCTAGCGAAGATGGCTGGACTTGCAAGAGGTAAGATAATCTATGGAGACTCAAGCGGTGATCCCGCTGCTCTTGCAGTAGGAAGTGCTAACTACGTTCTAACAAGTGACGGAACTGATATTTCATGGGCTGCTGCAACCACTGGTGATATTACCGGTGTTACGGCTGGAACTGGATTATCAGGTGGCGGAACTTCAGGCTCAGTAACATTAAATGTAGAAGCCGCTCAAACACAAATAACGAGTCTTGGAACTATAGCCGCTTTCCGCTCTACTGGTATTGATGACAATGCCGACGCATTGGCGATGACGATAGATTCGTCAGAGAATGTTGGTATCGGTGTTACTTCCCCCAAAACGAAACTTACGATTGAGGGTGCGCTTACTCTTAAAGAGCAGTCTGCTGCTGATTCCGATACTGCTGCATACGGTCAACTCTGGGTAAAAACCGCTACTCCCAATCAACTCTATTTTACTGATGATGCTGGTACTGATGTTCAGTTGGTTGCTGGTGGCGCTACAGTAGGCTCTATAAATGATCTAACAGACGCCCTAGTAGAAAACAACTCTGTGTGGTTAGGCAGCGATCCATCTGGAACTACTGACACCGCACAAGAAAATGTTGCAGTTGGTTTGGAATGTCTGGATGCAATTACAACTGGTGATAAAAATGTTGCCATTGGTTATCAGGCCGCAGACGCCCTTACCACTGCCTTACATAGTGTAATAATCGGTCATAACGCGGGTGGTGCAATTACAACAGGTGGTGATATTACAGCCATAGGTCGTGATGCATTAAAAAGTCAAACTACAAATCCCTATAACTTTGCCATAGGTACAAATGCGTTATCACTCTCCACAACTGGTGAGAAAAATACAGCAATAGGCACTTATGCTATGTCTAATGATGATGTGACTGGCGATAACAATGCTGGTGTCGGATACGCAGTATTACAAGACCTTACCAGCGGAAGTAGTAATGCTGCTTTAGGATATTGGGCTGCTCCAAACGTAACAACTGGTAGTCAGAATACCGCTGTTGGTTCGCCATCCTTGTGGACGCTTACAACTGGTGATGAAAATACAGCACTTGGTTACGTCGCATTACAGTCCACTACTACCGCTTCTGATAATACCGCTGTTGGCAGTAATGCTCTTTATGCAAATACCACTGGTGCTAATAATGTAGCAGTTGGTGTAGATGCACTAGATGCCAATACTACAGCCACACAAAACGTAGCAATAGGAAATGGTGCGTTAGGCGCGAATACCACAGTATCTGAACTTACTGCTGTAGGACATGAGGCTGCTAATGCTGCTAATGGCGCACTTGGTATATGCGCTATTGGTTATAAGGCTGCAACTGACACTACAGGAAATTACGCTACAGCCGTCGGTTATCAGGCACTCTTTACAAATACAACCGGCGCGAATAATACCGCTCTTGGTTGGTCTGCTTTACGGCTATCCACAGATTCCGCCAATAATACGGGTTTAGGGTATAACGCTCTAACAGTAAATACTACTGGAGCAAATAATACTGCTGTTGGGTCTTCTGCATTAGATGCTAATACTACTGGCAGCAATTTAGTTGCTTTGGGTCATGGCGCATTGGGAGCGAACTTATCCGCCAGTTATAATGTAGCCGTTGGTGTGCAGTGTGGTGATGCCCTCACAACGGGTGATGGCAACGTAATGATGGGGTATAACACTGGTACTACAGCCACAACTTCAACTCAAACTGTTTTAATTGGTTATGAGGCTGGCGATGCAATTACAACAGCAAGTCATAACACTGGTATTGGCGGTGCTGCATTAGGTGCTTGCACAACTGGTGGTTCTAATGCTGCGGTTGGTTATAACGCATTGCTTGTGGATACTACCGGAGCAAGTAATACCGCTATTGGACATGATTCTGGTAAAACAATAACTACAGGTAGTCATAATACGGCTATTGGCAGACAGGCGTTAGGCAAAGATTCTGCTGAAGTTACAGGCAGCACAAACACGGCTCTTGGTTCCGGCACTGGTAATGATGTTACGTCAGGAGGTAATAATACATTTCTTGGATATAATTCTGGAGATGCAAACTCACCTTCTGGTTCTGTCACTACCGGAAGTAACCAGTTTTGTTTAGGTGATAATGATGTTAGTGATTTGTTTTGCGCGGATACTTCAATTTCATCATCTGATGAAAGAGACAAGGCAGATATAACTGACTTTACACATGGCCTATCTTTTGTAAAACAATTAAGACCTGTTACTTACAAGTGGGATAAGAGGTCTTGGTATGCTGGGGAAAACCCCACTTCCGCTGATATTCTTGCAGCAGTTCCAGATGGATCGCGTAAGAAGTCTAGGGTAAATCTAGGTTTATTAGCGCAAGAAGTGCAAACACTTGAACAAGAAATTGGATATGGCAATAGTAAAGAAGATAGATTGGTTACTAGTTTAACTGATGATGAAGTTAATATGGGGTTGAAGTACGAGCGTATTGTGCCAATACTGGTCAATGCGATTAAAGAACTGTCTGACGAGATTGACTCTCTGAAGGCGCAATTATAGGAGTAGTAAAATGGCAGAAACAGCCGCGCAGATAGCGCAACATTACACGGCTATGGGTCACAGTGTTGATCTTATCAACGCAGTTATTGCTGGAACTCAAATGGACGATGAAAGTGCAGACGAGAAAAACGCCTGTGTAGATAGAAACGTAGAGCATCTTGAGTTAATGCTAACCAGAGACTACTGGACATCAGAAGACATGACTGACGTTGATGCAGCCATTGTCTCGGGGAACGCCTACAATGCCTAAAGCAAAGAAACAGGAAAATGTAGTAAGTATCGACGGCTCAGAGTACAAGTTTGAAGACCTGAAGGATGAGGCTAAACTCGCTATCAATCATATCGCCCAATTAGAGGGAGAAATCAACGCCCTACAGATGAAGTTAATGCAGTTAGATGCGGCTAAGTCTGTGTTTATGGGCCAATTGAAAGCAGCACTGCCAGAGTAAATGGCACTCGTTCCCGTAGACAATGTAGGGCAAGTCGGTATTGTCAAGGATCAAAATCCTTGGCAACTGCCCCCTAATGTCTGGTCAGATGGTAACAATGTAAAGACCGATGAAGGCTCCATAAAGAAGGCTCTGGGTTACGCCAGCGTCATGGAGACTGTTCCTGCTGCCCCTTACTACATTACTCACCTTGTTTCCGGTATTAATGAGTATTGGGTTATAGGTGGTCTTGCAGCCATCCATGTCTACGATAATACTTCTAAAACAGATACTCTGAATGGCGCTATCAATGCGTCAGTGACGACTATTACATTAGATAGCACTACGGACTTTGAGACTGCGGGTACTGTAACTGTAGGTTCTGAACAGATAACCTATACCGGGAAATCAGCAACTCAGTTTACAGGATGTACAAGAGGTGCTAACTCTACCACTGCTGCATCTCATTCAGATGGTGCAGTCGTAACCAGAACTAAGAAGTGGTATGACATCACTAGAGCCAGCGGAGCATATTCAACTACTGCTGCTGAGAACTGGGCTGCTACGGTTATAGGTGGTGTTCTTATAATGACCAATAAGGTGGATGATCCCCAATACTGGGCATTGGCTGCTGGTGTTCCCGCCACAGCACAGAAGATGCAGGATTTGAATAACTGGCCAGCATCCACAGAATGTAAAGCAATGAGATCATTCCGTTCCTTCTTGGTTGCCCTTAACGTAACCAAGTCAAGTGTTAAGTATCCAAGATTAGTCAAGTGGTCTACAGAGGCTGCTACTCAAACCACCCCAACTTCATGGGATGAAACATCAGCCACAGTTGATGCGGGGGAGTATGAGTTGGCTGACTCAAAGGGTGAGATATTGGATGGTCTTCAGTTAGCAGACAATTTTATGATCTACAAGGAAGATTCCATCTACTCCATGCAGTATGTGGGTACTCCATTTATCTTTGCATTTCGTCAAATCTCCCCGACGATAGGCGCAATTGCCAAGAACT